TAAGGCGCGCCGGCGTCAATTTCCGCATGGGAGAGAATGACGTGACAATTATCACCCAGGATATAGGTGCTCATTTACCCGCCTGGTCCCAATGATCAAGCGCGAACCCCGGCGGAAAGCCGAACTCCTGCATCACTTTCAATCCGTTCAGCGTGCGTTCAAAGGTCGCACGCCACAACTGGCTGATGCCCATTAACCTGGCTGATTCACGCGGGTCGCTACCGTAGCGCCCCACCAGGCTGCCGGCACGTAGCAGGCAGGCCTGCGCTGCCGCGCCATCCACCAGCGCACCCTCCAGTGCCTCCGGTAGGGTGGAAGAAAGCTCTTCATCCAGTCCTTCAATGGCATATCCGGTGGTGTAATGGATGGTCAAACAGTCCCCGGCGGCTGGGATGTAACCGCCCAGGAAGTGCAGGGTTGGCGTGCCCTCCAGCAGCAGGTAGGTAAAGCAGGTCTCCGGCTGCAGCTCACGGGTGCTTCCGCTTTCCCCGGGTGCGCTCACGCTGATAATGTAGCGGCAGTCGCTGATGGCGGGTATGGGTTGCTGCCTGCCACTGGCGGTGACCATGAACTGGCTGCTAAGCAGGCGCGGCAGGCGTTGTTCCATTTCCTCCAGCGCCTGGCGCACCGCCGCAGCGAGCAGGTCGTCGCTGAAGCGCTGCGCGCTGCCGTCCTCCAGCAGCGCGCGCAGGCGGGTCTTAATGTCGTTGTACTTTGTCATGGATTATTCCCTCGAGGTGTTTCAGGTCGGGCGGCAACACGATCATCTCTGACTTGCCGTCGCGGGTACCAGCCGGCGGACGGGAGCTGATGGAAGGAACACGGCATTTGGAGTGCCCAGCGGGCGGTGTACCCGGGGGTTTCCTGGTTTCCATCCCCAGTTCCTCACGGGCGGCGTTGGTTTCCTCCAGCGTGAACCACAGTTTGCGTCCGTCGGCGCTGATGACCACCATGCCGCCGTCGGGCAGGCTGCGCCAGGAGAGCGGGCGGCTGCTCTGGCCGGGCCTGTTAAAAGGTCCGGCCAGGTGCTGTGCCAGTTTGAGGTCAGGGCTGTCGGCTGGCATTGCCGCTGTCCTCAATTGCTACACCGGTGGAGTAGACCGCCAGCGCCGCCACCAGCGCTTGCAGCGCCTGCCACACGTCGATCTGCTGCGTCAGGTAGGCTGCCAGCGTAGCCACAATTGCCGTCACCAGCACCCAGAACTTGCGCGAGCGCAGCATCAATTTGATCTGTTCAAAGATAGTCATTTTTTCTCCTTAGTCTTTGTGGAGGGGCGTACGGTGCAATGTTGGCTCACTCGAGCGCAGCGAGAGGTGCCGTACACCCCTACAGGTTTGTTCAGGCCACGTTGGCTTTGTACAGCGGGCGGTAATCCGCCACGAACACGCTCACCCAGTGGCGCACCTTCATGCGGATCTCGTCGTTGGTAAAGAGCGCGCCATTGGTCCCGCCATCGGCGATGATGATTTCGGGCAGCACCCCGAAGCGCTCACCCAGGATGATGCCCGGCGCCAGGCGCGGATCGGCGAGGGCTGCCCAGTCATTGGCGTCGCTGAACTCAGGGCAGGTGATCACGTCACCCATTTGCCCCTTCTGCATATTCTCCGAAAATATGCTGCTTTCATGAGCGAAAGAGGGGTAGAGGAGGTTCATGCCGCTGAGGCGCAGGTCGCGCGGCACCAGCAGGTAACGGGCGTCGAGCGCCAGCTTGGGTGCACTGCCGCCGCTGGCCACCGCCATTGGCTGGTTGTAGATGGCCTTGCCCGCCGCTTCCCAGGTGGCGGATGCCAGCGCGCCGGTGCCCAGGTTGGCGTGATGCGCGCTTTCGAACACATTGTAGGTATCCGCCATTGCCGGCCCGACCCCGCTGTTGCTGGTGAAGATGGCCCCCACCAGTGCGGAGATGCGCCGCAGCGCGGCGGAAGCCAGCTTGCGCGGATACTGGCGCAGCTTGTGCGTCTCATCACGCTCGAACATTTCCAGCGTCAACCCCACATAACCGCCGTACTTGCCCCACGCGCCGGTTTCGGCGCTGTCCTTCACCGCCAGCTCGGTGTAGGCCGCGCCTTCAGAGACCGCAGGCAGCACGGTGACCTCACCCACCAGCACGCCGGTGATCTCCTGCAGGCTGTTAAAGTGCTCCACCTGCACCAGCGGTTCCCACCAGCGGTACCCTGACCGTCCCAACTCCTGCCACTGGTTGATGATGAGCTTGTTCATGGCGTTCTTGAGCAGCCCGGGCAGGTTGGAGGTGGCGGCGAATTGAGCGCGTTCGCGGTGGTAGCCGCCGCTGAACCCGGTGTCGCCGGTCATCAGCGTATACAGTTCGCGGATGCCGCTCAGGCGCGCCGGTTGCAGTTGCTCCAGTTCACGCGGGCGAGCAGCCCCCAGCAGGTCGTGCAGCGCAGCGTTCACCTGGTCTTCGGGGGTGGCAATGACGCTCACCTGCCCGGCGCCCTGGATGATGCTGCCAGCGGTGAGGTCGCTGATAAGGGCGCGTGTATCGCTGATGGCCTGCTGCAGCGCGGTGGCTTCGAAGATGCTGTCGTTGAAGCGCGAGCGCAGGCTGTTTTCAGCAGCAGCCGGCAGGCGTGCTGCTGCCAGCGAGGTTTCCAGCAGGCAGGCGCACAGCTGCTTTTGCGCGTCCTGGTGCGGGCTTGCGTCAGTTTCGTCCGTTCCTGACGCCGGGTTGTGATTCGAATCTTCCATGTATTCCTCCTTGGTTTTCAATTGTTCCTGTTCCCGGCTCAAGCCGGGTTTCGTGTCAATGGTCAAAAATTCCCCGCCGCGCGCCGGGTGCACCACCAGGTCCACCGAGAGCACTTTTTCAATGCGCGTTACCCGCCTGCCAGCGGTGCTGAACAACAGGTCAGCCGAGAAGCCCACGCGCGGAGTGGGTTGCTCACCCGCGTACATGGCGACGGCCACCTCTTGCAGCAGCGTGGCGGCAGGCCCCACCGGGCGCAGGTTGAGCAGCACCCCTGAGCGTTCAGCGCACCAGCGCGGGTGGCGGCACACGCCAGCCAGGTCGCGCAGTGAGCGCTCCTTCCAGGCGTGGTCGATAAAACATTCCGCGCCTTCCCACAACGGCAGCGAGTTGCGCAGCACGTCCGCTGCAAACTCCCAGCCGTTACCGTTNCCAGNGCTGATGGCGATGATTTCGATGTTGCCATCTGCCACAGCGTTCAGCTCAGTGGTAAAACGCGCGCGCTGCTGTACAGGGACGGCCATACCGGCGTCATTCATGCCCTGCTCCTTTCTCNTCGCCGCTGGNGGGGTCAACCTTGATTGGCTGCGCGCTGGCGGCCTTTGAACCAAAGCCCGTGGCAGGCGCCGNCTGCCTTCCCCGCGCCAGCATTTCCTCCACGTCCACGCTCTCGCCGCAGAAGCGGTAGAACAGGCGCAGCAGTTCGGCGTCGTCCACCAGTCCGTGTTCGCGCAGGCTGCCGAGCGCTGGCATGATGTTGCTGGCTGCCATGGCCAGCGCCATGTTGTCGCGGGCGGAAATATCCGCCCCACTCAACTGAATTTCAGCGCGGCGTGAGACGCGCCGGTCAACCGCTGAACGCCTGTTCACCACCGCGCGCAGCACATCCCCCAGCAGCTACAAAAAGTAGCGTTGACGCTGTTCAAAGTGGCGGTAGGTAGGCCCGCCGGCGGCTTCGGCAGTGGTGCGCGTGGCGCTTTCCGGTTCCGCCAGAAAATGCAGCGGGATACCCGCGCCGGCTGCCAGCATCTTTTTCAGCGCCAGCCCGTCCTGCCCCGATTCATCGGATTCAAGGCGCGGGTGCAGCGTATCCCAGGTCTCGTTCTCATCGGTCACCAGTATGGAACCCGGAGACGGCGGCGCGGCGTTGAGCCCCGACTGGCGTGCACGGCGTTCGGCTTCGCTGGCAAAACGCGCACGCACGATGTACAGAAAGGCATTGCGGAAGTGGTTGAGCCGCGCGCGGTCCTCCAGCCAGGCCGCATAACGGCTGAGCCAGCGCAGCACTGGTGCCAGGTCGGATTCTCCCCACTGCGCCCCGACCGCGCGATTGACGGCGAAATGCAGCATCACGGTCTCGAACCCGCCGTCTTCGCGCTGCTGATCGCGGTTGGCGTCGTAAGCCGGCCAGCGCGCGCCTTCCAGCCCCTCCGCGGACGCGGGCTGCATCTCGTAAGCCGTTTCCTGGTCAATGTCATTCTCGCGAGACTGGATGGTGCGCACGCGCAGCGCGGGCACGGCGCGCAGGTAGCTCATGCCCGCTGCGTCAGTGGAAAGCAGTAAGAAGAGGTTACCGCTGCGCGTCAGTTCGTCGCACCATTCATACACCCGCACCGGCATGCGGTTAAGCGGATGCTGCCAGAAGGCGCGCAAGAAAGCGCTGGTGGGCTCGTGAGCGCAGGAAAAGCTGATGCCGCCGCCCACCACGTACTGCGAGGTGAGTCCCACGATGCGCCGCGCCAGCGGGTTCACCCGCCAGGCTTCCAGCGCCTGGCGCAGCAGCTCCTCGCGGTCTGGCGCGTAGCGCTCCGTTGGACTATCGCCCAGCCGGCTGCCAATGGTGAAAGTGGCGTCCGTCTCGGGGTAGGCGCTGAGGGCGGCGCGTACGCGTTCGTTGATGCTGCGCCGGAAGAGGCGCTCGATCAAGCCGCTGTTCATGATTCCACCAGCGCGGAAAGGTCCGCCGGCGTGCCGCTGAACAGGTCCAGGTCAACGCGCGTGCTGATGCCCGCAATCTGCCCGGCACTGGTGTACTGCCAGAATGCCCAGCCCGCCCAGGGGTACACCTGGTAGGGCCAGCCACTGGTGTAATGTGCCACCCATAGCGGGTGCTCGGCCGCCCAGTCCACCCCCGAGCGCAGCAGCTGGTAGTTGGATAGCACCGGCACCGGCAGGTAGCTCTTCCAGAAGCCCGGAGAGACGTACAGCATGGCGGTGCGGCCGCTGAGCCTGAAAACCTCTTCCATGAAGACCTTGAGCGCCTGGTTGAAGCCGCTTTTACCCAAACCGGGCGTTTCGATGTCCACGCAGGGCGGCAGGGTGGGGCGGTTGCCGGCCAGTTCCTGCAGCGTGCGCAGGTAATGGCGTGCCTGTGCCAGCGGATCGTAACGCGGCAAAAAGAAGTGATAACTGCCGGTGACGATCTGTGCCTCAGCCGCGCCGCGCATGTTCTGCTCGAACATCGGGTCAACGTACTCCTCGCCTTCGCTGGCCTTGATGATGGCGAAGCGCGCGCCGCTGCTGCTTACTTTNTGCCAGTCGATCCAATCCTGGTGATGACTGACGTCGATGCCAAATAACATAGGTGTGTCCTTTCAATATCGAGAGTAGAGAGCNGAGAGCGGAGAGTGGTNGTAATAACGATNCTCNATTCTCGTTTTTCCACTCTCGTGTTTTAGTACTTCCCCTCCATCCCTGCCAGCGGGTCGCTGCCGGGGATGATGAGGGAGGGTGAGGCGGGTGACCAGTCCAGGTCTTCCAGGCAGGCGCACAGCGCCGCCGAGAGCACCCAGTCATCGTGCACCGGTTCGCCGCCGGCAGGGTCGCGCGTGCCATCGGGCACGCCCCAGCGCATGCGCTGGTCAGGCCCGCCGCCCACCTGGAACTGGCAGGCCGCCAGTTGCGTGAAGAACTGCGCCTGGTAGCGCGCCTGCTCTGGTTGACGTTCAGGGTCCAACCGCGGTTCGCGCCAGCGCTCCGAATCCACCACGCCGAGGTAATCCCAGCCGAGTTTGGATTTGGAAGCGGCGTTGAAGGTGAAGGGCAGCACCCGCCCCGGCAGCGAGCGCTCAAGGAAGGAGCTCAGCCCGGCGCCGACGCCGGTGGCGTCCACCACCACGGCGCGCGCCTGCCATGCCAGCGCCAGCGCGCGCACCTCGGCGTGCAGGCGGGTGTGATTCACGCCCGTCCACTGCAAGCGCTGCACCGGGGTGTAACGCGGCAGCGGAACGCCTTCCGCGGCGGGCTCAACGCGCACAATGGTGAGCGCGTTGCTGTCGCGCGCCGGGTTGACCGGGGCGGATACCCCATCGCTGCCGCGTACGCCTTCATCCTCTCCCGCCACATCCAGCAGCAGCGCGTAAAGGCTGCCGGGCAGGGGCCCGGCNTCAGCGCTTTCTCCACCGCGCAGGCGCGCCAGGCGGTCGGGCGGGAACATGCCGCCTTCGCCGTCCACCTCTTCGGAGTAGTACTGCGTGCGCACGGTGGGGTGCGCCCTGCCCAGGCGNTCCACTGTTTCTTCCACGTGGCGGCGGTAGGCGGCGACTTCGGCGGCCACATCATCAGCGGTAAGCCTGAAGACGCGCCGCAAGCCATCGCGCTTTTCAGCCTCGCGGGCGCGGCGCAGTTGCTGCGCCAGCAGCGTGCGGCTGGTCCAGGCGGTGCCCCAGAAGACGCGCGTGGCGTTGGTGGAAGCGCTCATCGGCGCCACGTCTTTTTCATATTTGACGCACAGCACGTCCTGGGCTTCATCCACTTCCAGTAAAACGCTGGCAGTGGCGCCGACGATGTTGCTCCCCGGCGCGGCGGAAAGGAAGGTGATGCGCGCTTCGCCGACACGGTAAATGGAACCGGATTCCTTGACCCAGATACGCCGGGTGAGCTTGTTCTTTTTTACCGTGCGTTCGAGGCGGCGCATGGCGTTGAGCGCCTGCGGTTCCAGCGTGGGCGACACCTTTACCATTTCCACCGCGAAGTTGGAGAACAGGGTCAGCAGGTAAGTCTCCAACTGCGCCTGCAGTTCGTTCTTGCCGCTCTGGCGCGGAAAGATGACCACAAAACTGAGACCGCGCTCGTTGAGCACCGAATCGAAGATGGCGTTGAGCACGCCGCGCTGGTATTGGCGCAGCTTGATGCCCGAAGCCATCTGCGTGAAGCGCTCGGGTTCTCTCAACAGCCATTTGTAGTGCGGGATGAAATCTTGCAAGAGTTCCTCTTGGTGACCAGTCACCTGGTAATCAGTACTGATGGGCCAGTGTAGAGTGGTTTACCTAATCCCTGGTTACTTGTTACAAATCACTCTTCACTGGTTATTGCTCACTACTCACTTGTTCCTGTATTTTTCTCCAAACTTCTTCAATTCCGGCCATTCCTCCTCCAGTTCCAGCAGCGCCTGGCGCAGCAGGGCGGCGGGGTCGAGCTCCTGGTTGTTGAGGTCACGGCGCGCTTTGAGCATGCGCGCCAGCGCGGGGGCGGTCTTGCCGACGGTGTCGAGCAGTTCGAGCTGCTCCTCAAGCGACAGCTCATCGCTCTGCTTGGCGGCGGCCTTGTGAATGAGTTCGCGCAGGATGTCGATCTCGCGATCCAGCCCTTCGGGGGTGGTCAGGTCGCGGCTGGCGTTC